ACCAGTGTCAGTTGTCAAACCCCATAAGATCTTTTGGGGTTTGACAACTGACACTGGTGTTTGGCGAGAGTTCAATGAATATTTACTTTCTATCTTTGAAACCGAAGATGGCAGGAAGATGAGGATCGCTTCAACCTGTGTTGACACAGGTGGCTCATCAACTCAGTCGGTTTATTACTTTTTAAAAGGCAAAGCCAGGAGAAGAGTCTTTGGAGTCAAAGGATCTTCAGAACAGGGCCGTCCTATTGTCAACAAGCCAACATTCATCCAAAGATACAATATTCCTTTATATATTGTGGGCACAGATACAGCGAAGGACTGGATCTTTTCCAGGCTGAAGGCCGATGGTCTCATTCACTTTTCTGAAAGCTTAGATGAGGAATACTATGCACAGCTGACAAGTGAAAAGAAAGTCCTGGTTATGAGAAATGGCCGTCAAGCTTTTAGGTATCAGCAAACCAGGAAACGTAATGAGACCCTGGACTGTTTTGTTTATGGGCTTACTGCCAAAGAGATCTTGAATCCAAATTATGAGATCCTGGAGCAAAAAAAGAACGCAGATCCAGAATCTGAGAAGCCAGTAGCCCGAAAACAGAGGCCAAGATTAAGGGGGAAAATACTGTAATTATTAAAGATTATATAGAAACAGGCATTTAAGCTAACATTGGGACAACTGTTTTTATATGTCGAATTTGTTTGATCGAGCCAACTATCCAAGCCAAGAGCCACATGAATTGGTTTCTGGTGATAGGTGGACATGGCAAAGGCCTGATCTAGCTAACACCTATGATCCATCAGAATATTCTTTGACTTATGAATTTCATTGCGACAGTGGAGGCGGAGGATCTCATGCTTTTACTTTAACAGCAACAGAAACCTCAGATAATTATTACATTGAAATCCCAAGTGCAACCACAGCAAATTACAATGCTCATTTTTACAAATGGTATGCCTTTATCACCAGAACATCAGATTCAGAAAGAATAGCTGTTGATAATGGCTCAACAAAGATTATTGATAACTTTGCCGACACCAATGCTGATCAGAGATCTCATGCCAAGAAAGTTCTTGACAAGATTGAAGCAGTTATTGAGGGCAGAGCAACAAGAAAAGAAGCATCGTACTCGATTGCAGGACGTTCACTCTCATTAACCCCAATTACAGAGCTCTTACAATTAAGAGCCACCTATCGTGCTCTATACATGAATGAAGTTTATAGAGATAGAGTAAAAAATGGCAAACCAACAGGCAGAACAATCAAAGCGAAATTCTAATGGCTACAATATTTGACAGAATATTCAGACGAGAAAGACTCAAAAAGAAAAGGATGAACAAAAGATCTTATGGAAGTTTTAATGGTGCACAGACAGGAAGGCTCTTCGGTGATCTTTTCTCAACGTCTAACTCTGCAAATGCAGACATTCGTCCCAATCTCGAAATCTTGAGAAATCGCTGTCGAGCCCTCTCCCGTAACAATGATTATGCCAAAAGATATTTGAATCTGATGGTCACTAATGTTGTTGGGGCCCAGGGCATAAAGTATCAATCAAAAGCCAGAGGCAACGATGGCAGATTGGATCCTTTGAACAATGAGCTTGAAAGACTATTCAAGAACTGGGCAAAAAGAGAATATTGCACTATTGCAGGTGATATGACCTTCCAGGATGTTCAGAAATTAGTGATTGAATCATTATGTCGAGACGGAGAAGTTCTTATTGAGCTGGTTAATGCCGATAATCCTTATGGTTTTTCAATCAAAGTATTGGAAGCCGACCACTTAGATCACAACTACAACGAAGGAAAGCCAGGAGAAGACAACCTGGTTTACGCAGGAATTGAGTTTGATGCCAATGGCAAACCAACAAACTATCACGTTTTTAAGAATCATCCTTATGAAGATGTGACTTTCAAATCAAAAACCAGGGTCAGAAGAATCATACCTGCTGAAGATCTATTGCATATCTATATGAAAGACAGACCTTCTCAAGTTAGAGGATATCCATTAATGAGTTCTGTAATTGAAAGATTGCACCTCCTGGATACTTATGAAAATTCAGAGGTTATTGCATCAAAGATCGCAAGTTCAAAAATGGGTTTCTTTACAACTCCGCAGGGTGGTGACGATTATGTCGGTGAAGAATACGAAGACACTTTCACACCAGTTATGAATGCAGAACCAGGATCCTTTGAAACCTTGCCAGAAGGATATGACTTCAAAGCATTCGATCCACAACATCCAACATCCGCTTTTGAAAGCTTCCATAAACAAGTTCTCAGAGGCATTGCATCGGGTTTAAACGTTGATTATGTGTCCCTGGCTAACGATTTGACAGGGGTGTCATATTCATCAATTAGACAAGGAACCATGGCCGAGAGAGACCATTATAAGGTTCTGCAAACATTTATGATTGAAAGCTTCATCAGACCAGTTTTTGATCGTTGGTTAAGAAACTTGATGCTCCAAGACAACAGCTTATTCCTGGATTACACAGAAGAAAGATTCGACAAATTCTGTGAATCTGCAAACTTTATACCTAGAGCCTTCCATTATGTAGATCCACAGAAAGAGATCCAGGCAAATATAAACGCATTACAGAACGGCTTAATATCAATGCAAGATGTTCAGAACTCTTATGGTAGAGATCTTGAAGAAGTATTTGATCAAATAGGAAGAGAGAAACAACTGGCAGAAGAAAAAGGCATCAAGACAGCCTTTGAACCATTTGGACAGAAGTTCCCAGTTGATGCAGAGATCCAGGGAGGCAATGATGGCGACTGATTTCCCAACAAAAGGTGAAGACAAGAAGATCTCTTTGAGAAATTCCAACTATCCTCAGTTTGATCACAAATTCATTGCCAATATCAAAGAATTCAATCCAGAAATATACAAAGCAGGTGGCAATATTAGAGGTAATGAAGCCTTTAATCTTTGGACTAAAGCCAGGGATGGCGAAGAAACAGATGGTGTTCTGGATTGGATCAAAGAACGTGAAGCCTGGGGAGCAAGACATTTTGAAGATGGAGCACAATTCAAAGGCGATGACAAAACAGGAAGACCATCAAACATAGCAGGAATCATTGCTCAAATGAAATGGGGCATTATAGGTACCCTGGGTGAACAGAGGATGAAGGATATCGTCCTGGAGGCCGTTAAATATTTAGAAGAGAAAGACGAAAGGAAAGAAGAAAGAGAGGTCTCAGACGAGGTTAGAGAAGCTCTACAAACCAAAGTAGACGAACACAACGAAGAATATGGCGACAATCCAGCCAAAAGAGCAACACTTAGAATGTTGATTGCTTGTTTTGAAAGAGGGATCGGAGCTTATAAGACAAATCCAGGATCTGTCAGACCTGGAGTTAGCTCACCAGAGCAGTGGGCTTATGCCAGGGTTAATGCATTTTTGAGAGTCCTGGCATCAGGAAAATACGCAACAGACAACAAGTTTGACCAGGATTTGCTTCCAGCAGAACATCCTGAATCAAGCGAAGAAAGGTCTCATAAAGAGGAGGTTATTATGCCGAAGAATGAGAAAAAGGAGAGACATATATTAAATGTGTCAGAAACCGATAGTTCTTACATTGTTGAGTTTGGTAAATCCGAACCAATGTCAGACGAAATGGTGGAATCTTCTGAATCTGTTGATGAGGCCAGGCCTTATCATTATGACGAAGAGGAAAAGAAACTCTCTGAAGAAGAAGTCTTGAGATACTATGCTGACAGAACAGTCAGACAAAACATGGAGATCGAGACAAGATCCGTAGATATGGAAGCAAGAACGATGACTTTGATAGCAAGTTCTGAAAGTCCAGTTGAAAGATCTTTCGGAAGAGAAATACTATCGCACAGAGCAGACGATATTGATATGGCTTTCATATCAAGTGGTAAAGCTCCGTTGCTTTATAACCATGACGATGATCAACAAATAGGAATTATTGAAAGATTCTACTTGGATGAAAAAAACAGAGTCACTGTGGCTGATGTTAGATTCTCCAAGAACCAGTTTGCAGACGAAGTTCTGCGAGATATTAACGATAACATTAGAGGCAATGTCTCTATCGGTTATCAAATACTTGGAATGACCAAAGCAGAAGACAGCGAGGGTGTGACCTACCGTTGCCGTTTTAAGCCGATTGAGGTGTCAATCGTTTCCATCCCAGCCGACCCGACAGTTGGTGTGGTAAGGAATGAGGAAGTTGCAGAAACCGTTGAAACACCGATCAACGAAACCAAAGAGGAAAGAAAAATGACAGAAGAAGTCAAAAACGAAACTCCAGTCGTTGAAGTTTCAAGAAACGATGTTGCAAAAGACATTGATCAAATTCTTGAAATGGGAGACGCATTCGGACAGCAAGATCTCGCAAGAGAATTTGTGAAGAAAGGTGCTACAGTTGAAGGTTTCAGATCAGCTCTTTTAGGTAAATTAAAAGAGAAAAAAGCTGAAGTTGAACTTGCAAATGTAGATATGAGCAGAAAAGAACAAAGACAATATTCTTTGTTAAATGCTATCAGAGCTCAGGTAACTGGGAACTGGAAAGAAGCAGGTCTTGAAAGAGAAGTGTCAAACGAACTAGCTAAGAGATTTGGTAAAGATGCCAGAGGTGTTTATATGCCAATGAATCTTGAAACTAGAGATCTTACCAAAGGCACAGACTCAGCAGGTGGTTTCTTAGTACCAGAAAACCAAGGTGATTTCATTGATAGATTGAAAGCAAGATCCGTTGTTGTTGAGGCAGGAGCCCAAACAATTACAACTGAAGGTGATCTAGTGTTGCCAAGACTTGCAACAGGAGCAAGTAACGTTGCTTTTGTCGCAGAAGGTAATGCTCCATCAGAGTCAGCATTAACATTTGAGCAAGTAAGTTTCTCACCTAAAGGATTAAGAGGTTATGTAGATATCTCAAGAATCCTAGCAAACAACAGCTCACCAGATGCAGAGCAAATCGTAAGAGACGATTTGATCGGTACATTTGCTGAGAAAGTTGACCAAGTTGCTATCAATGGTGGAGGTTCAAACGAGCCTAATGGTGTTATTGCCGATACTGATGTTCCAGTAGTTGCTATTGGTACAAACGGTGGTGCTATCACTTATGCAAAACTTATTGATATGCATAAATCAGTGATGGAAAACAACGCAGGTTTTTCAGCACCTAAATTCTTAATTAACCCAGCTACTGATGCAAAATTAAGACAAATATTGAAATCAAGCGGTGATACTTCATCCAACTTTATTCTTGGTGAAGATAATAGAATCCTTGGTTACGATGTATTGATGAGCACAAACGTTCCATCAAACCTTACAAAAGGTACAGGAACAAACTTATCAGCAATCTTGTTCGGATCTTTTGATCAGTTAGTGATTGCAAACTTCTCACCAGTAGACATTATGGTCGATCCATACAGTCTATCGAATGCGGGTTCAATCCGAGTCAACGCATATGTTGATATGGATTTGGGACTCAAGCATCCTGAGTCTTTTGCAGTGATCAAGGACGTTGTCACAACATAATGATAATGAAGGGGCCTTCGGGCCCCTCCCTTTGATATGAAAGTGCAGTTTTTAGAAACAACATACTTGGGATCCAAGCTTTATAAAAAAGGCCAGGAGATTGAAGCAACAAGCGATCAAGTTAGATCTTTATTAGATGAAGGTTTAGCTATCGTTGTTGAGTTTGACGAGAAACCTAAACAGACGAGAGTAGTAAAGAAAAAGAGTAAAAGATAATGGCTTTAACGTATTTTGCTGATGACTTAGATCTATTTTTTGATGATGAAACTCATGCTGTGAGTTGCACTTATACCCCTCAAGGCGGATCTGCATCAACTTTTAATGTGATATTTAATAATGAATATTACTCAATTGATGGCGGAGAAGTTGGAGTTGAGAGCACTGAACCCACAGTAACAACGAAGACATCAAACATTAGTGGAGCTAGTCATGGTGATACGATGGTCATTGACTCTGTAACTTACAAAATCATCAACATTAGGCCCGATAACACAGGAATGACTGAGATCGGACTTGAGAAGCAATAATGCACGTTAGGAGATCTATAAGAGAACGTATTGCATCCAATGTGACTGGATTATCCACCACTGGATCCAATGTGTTTCAATCCAGGGTACATACTATCCAGGAGGTCTCTCTGCCTTGCATTTTGGTTTATACTCAATCTGAAACCTCAGCTCCATTGGAAATGGGGTCAAACAGGACTTTAGACAGAACCTTATCAGTAATGTTGGAAGTGTTTGTGAAAGCAGTTTCCGACACTGATGACACTATTGATCAAATCTGTGTAGAAGTCGAAGAAGCTATGGCAGGAGACACCGAGCTTAATGGTTTGGCAAAAGACTCCTACTTGGTTTCTACAAGTATTAATTATATTGGAGAAGGCGATCAGCCAATGGCAGTTGCTTCATTGAATTATGAAGTTGAGTACCAGGTGCAAGAGTCTGATCCAGAAACAGCTATTTAAGCAGGAGGAATAATGGCAACAATAGCAGGAAAAAACGGAGTTGTTAAAGGCGGAACAGACGGATCTGAAGCAGTCATAGGAGAAGTGAAATCTTTTTCATTGAACTTAAGTTCCGATACAGCAGAGACCACAAAGATGGGTGATGCTTCAAG